CAGCTGGAGCTGCAACAGCGCGATATCGAAAGGATGCTTGCACAATGAAAAGTTACTTACGGGCATCCAGCCTGCTGTTCAATCAGCCGCTGTTGGTCACGCCTGACATGTTGGACCTCGGCGTACGATGGGCCAACCAGGCCATGAGCTTGAACATCGTCAACATCGGCGCCGTGGCCGGCGCCGGTCTCTGGTCCGATGATAGCCTTGACCGCATCGCCCAGCGCGAAGAAGAACGCCGCACAGCCATTGCACGCACCGGTATTGAAGTGATTCCGGTCAGCGGCGTATTGGTCAGTCGCGGCAGCCACGTCAGCATGTGCGAGACGATGACCAGCTATGAAACGTTGCGGGCTCAGATTCGCAACGCCGTTGCGGATCCGATGGTCGAGCGCATCGTGTTGGACATCGACAGCCCCGGCGGTTCTGCCGTCGGCGCGTTCGAGCTGGCGGCGGACATTCGCGCCATGGCCCAACAGAAGCCCATCACCGGCATTGTCAATTTCATGGCCTACAGCGGCGGCTACCTGATTGGTGCGGCGTGTAGCGAACTGGTGGTAAGCCAGACCAGTGGCGTCGGCTCCATCGGTGTCATCGCCAGTCACATGGACCGATCCAAACAAGAGGAGGGGATGGGCGTCAAAGTGACCACCGTGTTTGCCGGTGCTCACAAAAACGACTTAAGTCCCCACGAGCCGCTGAGTGACCAGTCTCTGAAGTATCTCAACGACGTCGTCCAGGAGAGCTATCAGCTCTTCGTCAATGCGATCGCCGACTACCGCGGGCTTTCGGTGCAGCAGGTTATTGCCACTGAGGCTGGCTTGTTCCGAGGGCAATCAGGTATTGCAGCGGGCCTAGCCGACCGCATGCAGAGCCCACAACAGGCCGTCGATGATTTATCCAACTCGGTAGCCCAGAGCCGAGCGATCCGGCAGCAAGGCCGCCTTTCGGTCCGAGCAGCAGCGCTGCAACTTCAAACCCAGATCTGACCGCGTTCGCGGCAGTCGTCGAAACCCGCCCTGAGCGGGTTTTTTTATGCCCAGGAGGCACCATGTCCCTTGTACTTCAAATGCGTAGCGAACGCGCCAAGCTCAACGAGTCGATTCAGGCTCTGGCGCAGCTTGAATCGAAAGGCGAAACCCTTTCGGCTGAACAGCTCGCGCAGTTCGCAGACCTTGAATCGCAGTTCAATGCGTTGACCGACAAGATTAGTCGAGCAGAACAGGCCGAACGGATTGCTGCGGCCAGCGCGGTTCCTCTCAATGAATCGGCGCAGGGCTTGAATAGCCCACCGACTCACATCTCTGGCCCGCATGCGCCGAAGCTGGCACCAGGTGTGCGTATGGCCCAAATGGTTCGCCTGCTCGCTGCTGCCCAGGGCAATCAGCATCAGGCTGCGCAGATGGCGCAGCAGGGTGGTTATCCGACTGAAGTGGCCATGGCATTAAGCACCGTCACCCCGGGTGCCGGCGGCGTCTTGGTTCCGCAGAATTTCTCGACCGAGATCATCGAGGCGCTTCGCCCGATGTCGGTTGTGCGCAAGATGGGTACCCGAAGCTTGCCGTTGAACAACGGTAACTTGACCATGCCCCGGATCACCGGGAACACAGTCGTCACCTACATCGGAACCGAAACCGATATCCCAGTGACGGGTATGACGTTCGCGGACACCAAGCTGTCGGCGAAAAAAGCCGCAGCCATTGTGCCGCTCTCCAACGACCTGATCGCAAATGCCGGCATCAATCCACGCGTCGACAACGTGGTCGTGAACGACCTGGCAGTTTCCATGGGGCTCTCGGAAGACCTGCACTTCATTCGTTCGGATGGTAGCGGCTCGCTTCCAAAGGGCATGCGTTACTGGGCACAGCCATTCAACGTGCTGCCAGCCCCGGCTGTTGACACGATCACCCTGGAGAAGATCGATCTGTTCTGCGGCGGCATGATGCTGCGTCTGGAAACGGCCAACGTGATGATGAAGGACTGCGGCTGGCTGATGCATCCGCGCGTGCTGCGCTGGTTGCAATCGCTGCGTGACGGCAATGGCAACAAAGCCTATCCCGAAATCGAACAGGGGCTATTCAAGGGCTACCCGGTTGGCTTGAGCAACCAGATCCCGGTGAACCTGGGTGCCGGTGGCGACGAGACGGAGTTCTACTTCGTCAACTTCGCCGACATGATGATCGGTGAAGACATGGACCTGACGATCTCCTTCAGTAGCGAAGCCTCGTACAAGGACGCTGACGGCAACATGGTCAGCGCCTTCCAGCGTGACCAGACCCTGGTCAAAGTAATCGCCAAGCACGACTTTGGGCCGCGTCACGTCGAGTGCATCGTTGTTGCAGTCAACGTCAAGTGGGGCGCTGGCATGTAATCCATTTGCCCCGCACCGGCGGGGCTTCGCATATCTGAGGCAAAAACGATGACAGATAAAGTTGTAGTGCGATTTCTCAAAGCCTGGCGGGGTTACTCGGCAGATGAGTTGGCAGGGTTTGATGAGGCAGTTGCCGATGGCCTCAAAACAAAGGGGTTCGCGGAGGCTTATGAGGCTGACGGCGAGTCGGCACGAAAGCCGGCGAAAGCCGGTCGAGCTGCAGCGCAAAAGTCGAATAGCCAGAAAGCTAGTGGAAAAGCAGCGACCACCAACACGACAGGCGATTCGTCAGAAACGACAACAATAACCGACGACGCCGGGGGCAACGAAACCACGGATAACGTGGTTGATGGCGATGTCGACGACGAAGAGAAACCCTAGCCGTGGCCCGGCGCATTGCCTACATCGGCGAGCCGGTGCTGACGCTTGACCAGGTCGCTCACCAGTGCAGGCTGGAACCCGAAGACCTTCAGCCAGAACTGATCGAGGAAATCATCATTCCTGGCGTAACCGGACAGGCTGAGTCGCGGTCGGGTGCAGCCATCCGCATGGCTGAGTATGAAGATGAGTGGCCCGAGCATTATGGTTCGGGGCATGCTCTCGATCAGGGGCAGGCCCGGGAAGTGATTTCAATCAGTCGCATCTACCCCGATGGCACAGAAGAAGCGCTGACCGTCGCCCATCACCTCCGCGTTCGTCAGCGTGAAAGCTTTCTGTACTTCCCCGAGGGGCGACCTCCCGGTGATCTGCTGATCCGATATCGCGCAGGGCTCGATCTTGAGCAATACCCAGCGGTGCGGTCTTGGCTATTGATGCACGCAGCCACGGCCTTCGAGGGGCGAGAAACGCTGGTCATCGGTACCATTCTGACGGAGCTCCCAGGTTCGATTCTGGACACGCTTCTGGCCGAAATCACTGTGCCGCCGAGGTTTTGATATGCGATCAGGTCCAGCGCGCCGCCGGTTCAGGATTCAGGAAGCGGTGAACACGCCGAATGGCTCTGGCGGCTTTGTTGTCACATGGCGGGATGTCGGCGGCACATGGGCAGAGGTGGTACTGCCCTCCGGCCGTTTGGAAGCTGTGGCCGAGCGGCTGGATGCCGTAGTCACTGCCGAACTTCGTGTGCGGCCACGACCCAGTCTTATCGCCGGCAGGCGCCTTTCCAGGTCGAGCGTCACTTACTTGATTGAGGCTGCGCTGCCGGACAATAAGGATTCATTGCTTCGGCTCCTGTGCTCTAACGTCGTTAATCCATGAGGAGGCTTTTATGAAACTACGTGCCTTGGGAAACCTTTCTGGCGCTGTGGGTGACCAGCAGGAGGGTGCAGAGTTCGAAGTTGAAGACGAGATTGGTCAAAGCCTCATCGCTCGCGGCATCGCGGAGCGTGTCCCTGAAAAAATTGCGACGGCATCCAAGCCGGCGACACCTCCGAAGGAGTAGGTGATGGCCCGTCGCTCGCGTATGTCCGGTGATTTCAAGCTGAGACGCATGTTGCGAAACATCCACTCGACCATGGACAACGAACTTGTTCCTGCGATGCAGCAGTCAGCAGATCAGATCCTGACCACCATGCGGCAATTGATACCGAAGGACACCGGCGCTGCCGCTTCGGCGTTGAAAACTTTCGTTTCCAAAAGCGGCCTGGATGCCCAGATTGGTATTCGTGGAAAAAGGGACATGCGCCGTTTCTTTTATCTTCGGTTCATTGAGTACGGCACCAAGGGTTATAGCGGCACGATTTACCGTCGTGCCGACGCGGATGCTGTCGGTGGCCAGCACACCAACAACCGCGATAAATCGAAACTCAAAGGGCGGCGCAACGCACTCAACCAGCGCCCCACGAAAAACAAAAGCGACGGTAAAGCGTTCTACGGCAAATACCCGGACATCCCCGCTCGGCCAGCGCATCCTTGGCTTCGACCGGCGATGACGGTTAATCGGGAATTTGTCCTGGCGAACATTCGTGCTGCGGTGGCAAGGACGCTCAGCAAAGCCAGTAAGGGAGCCGACAATGGCTGATCCATCTGTAGCACTACAAGAGGCTTTGTTCTTTCGGCTTCAGTCTGAGGTCTCGTGCCCTGTGTACGACGGTGCCCCCCTGAACACGGCAATGCCCTACATCTCTATTGATCGGGAGGTTTCAGCAAACATTCGGCCGCTTTCTGGTCGCAGGCGTGAAACTCGGTTGATCTATCTATCGGTATGGTCGGCCGCCCATGGCCAGAGCGAAGTGAAACGTATCAACGGCGAGATCGTTGCCGCGTTAGACGAGCGCCGGCTGCCACTGGCGGTGGGGCGAGCTGTATCCGTCAGGGTTGAGCAAGCTGATGCCCAGCGTGACGCCGATGGCGTCACCTACCAGGGCTCGATCGTTGTCCGCGTAATCACCACCCACTAAATCCACACACCAGCCGCCCCCCGGCTTTATCCAATGTGCCTTTGGAGGAACCCCCATGGCCGATGACAACCTTAATACAGCCGCCGGCTGCCGATTCTCAATCGGTACGAAGTCCGGCGCAGACACCGAAGCGCTTTACAAGGCAGACGTTTATGTCGAGGTCGGCGAGATCGAAGACCTCGGCGAATTCGGCGACACCTTCAGTTCTGTGAATTTCACTTCCCTGCGCGATGGGCGAGTACGCAAGTACAAAGGCACTGCCGATGCCGGCGACCTGACGCTGACCGTTGGCCTGGACAATGGCGACGCCGGTCAAGCCGCTTTGAAGGTTGCCCACAAGGATCGCAGCAAGGGTGACTACAACATCAAAGTCACCCTGAACGATGGCGATCCTGATGCAACCCCAGCTATTTTGCCAACTACGTTCTACATGCGCGGCAAGGTCATGAACAACACCGTCGCTCCCGGCGCCGCTGACAACGTGGTTCGCCGTAACGTCACGATCGGCATCAACTCCGACATCCTCGAAATCCTCCCGACGTAATCGGCGGGGCCTCGGCCCCAGCCTTTCAAGGAACTGATCCATGAGTAAAACCCTGTTCGGCTCCACTACGATCACACTGGACGGCGAAGATTACGAACTGGTGCCTACCCTTGCGGCGGTACGCAGTATCGAGGCGCACTTCGGTGGGTTACGTGGGGCTACTCAAGCACTCAACTCGCTCAGTGTCAGCGGGTGTGCGGTCATCATTGCCGCCGGTGCCGGGCTCACTGGCAAGGCCGCTGATTCAGTTGCCGATAGCGTATGGCAGGTCGGCGTTGTGGATGTGGCCATTGCTCTCAATGCCTACCTGACTGCCCTCTATAACCCCCGAGGTAAGCCCGAGGGAAAGCCGCAAGCGACGAAGGGGTAAGCGCTGTCGAGGACGGCAGCTATGTGGACCGACTGTATGCGGTGGCCACGGGCTGGCTCGGTTGGACGCCAGATATCGCCTGGCGCACTCCGCTCCCTGAATTGTTCTTGGCGATGGATGCCCGGATCGAATGGGCGCAGATGACCAATCCTTTTGGCGGGAAGCCTGCTGGACCGAAGGAGAGACCGAAACCGGACACGGTGGCGGCCAAGCTCCGTCAGGCTCTGACAGGGCGGCAGCGATGACCCCTTCTGAGCTTTAGTATTTTAGCTGTTCCCTTAGTGGTGGTAGATTGCCACCTTCTACAGGGAGGGTTGAATGTGCAAAAAGTGCTATGTATGGCCGTTCTGGCGTTGATGATGACAGGCTGTGAGACTACTCAAATCTCGCCGGACCGGGCCAAACAGGTATCGCCATCAGAGGTTTATGCTTTCGGCCGTCAAAAGAATCCTGACGATGCCCGAATCGTGTTCACACAGGATGCGGGGGCTATGAGTTGTTTGGGTGCAGGGATGTCTATTTATGTTGATGGACAGCTTGCCGCGAAGACCACCCATGGGGAAAGCGTCAGGCTCTACCACGCACCAGGCCCAGTGCAGCTAAGCATCAAGAACAATGCAATGTGTGCTGGAGGTGACTTGAGCGGTCTCCTCCTGGAGCTCAAGCCAGGTTATTCGTATCAAGTCCGAGGCTACAGAGGTATGTGGGATAAGCCAGAACCTCTACTGACCACTCCCGCCCCATTCAAGTTTGCCAAACAGTGAGGCAAATGCCCTGCAGTTGAAAAGGGTGTCTACGGGCTCCGTTCTAATACATATACGCAAGCCCTAGATCCCTGCGTAAAGCAATCGTTATCCCGTGTCGGCTGACGGCAAAGCTGACCCCAACCTCATAACCAATCAGTACGACTTAGGAACCAACATGTTTTTTGGAAATGGACGCAAGCCTCTTCTGGATTTTCTACGCAATCTCACACCGCAAATTTTGTTCTTGGCGTTTGCATTGATTGCTGGCAGTAAATTGGACTTGACCAAGTTTGATCCCAGTTATGAAGGGGTAAAGCGAACGCTATTGTATGCAGTGTTTATGTTCGTTTTTTTTGCATCTGTTCTGGCGAACCTGACAACGTTTCTTGAAGAGTCCCTTGCGGTCTATTCAAAGAAAGATTCGGCCCCCTCCAATGCTCTAGATCAAACTCAGGGGCTGCGACGGATCTGGGCTCTGTTTGTTGAAGTGCGGAAGAATCATAAACTAGCAGTTGTCAGGATGATTCTAGTCATGGCGGTGGCTGAGGGCGCGATGTGCGCCGTCTTTTTCATGGGCGCCCAAAGCGCGATCTTAAGTCCCTTCTTTGCAACGTGAACCTTTTAAATTCACGCTGTTTCACGCTTGTTGTGGCGTGGATTTCTAAATGAACAAAAAGCCCGCTTCGGCGGGTTTTTTCATGCCCGGAGAAAACCATGGCCGATACCGACGTTCAGGGGATGCTGGTCCGCATTGAGGCGACCACCGCACAACTGCGGCAGGAAATGGCCCGAGCGGATTCCACCGTGGCCCAGGCGTCAGGCAAGATCGATAAGAGTTTGGGCCGCATCGACGAGGCTTTTGATCGGGCTGGTGAAAGTGCGCAGGATGCCGCCGGGTTGATCAAAAACGCTCTTGGAGCGGCCATTGGTGCCGCGTCCATCGGTAAGATCATCGAGGCGGCAGATTCCTACGGACAAATGTCCGACCGCATTGGCATGGCCACCAGCAGCGTCAGCGAGTATGACCAGGTTCAACAGCGCCTGATGGAAACCGCCAAACGCACCTATCGTCCGTTGAGCGAGGCCCAAGAGCTTTACATCCGAACGGCTGATAGTTTGAAGTCGATGGGCTACGACACCGGCCAGGCGCTGGATGTCATGGACAGCTTCAGCTTTCTGTTGGTGACCAACTCGGCCACGGCAGACAAGGCCAGCTCGGCAATCGATGCCTACTCAAAGGCGCTGCAGACTGGGAAAGTTGAGGCTGATGGCTGGCAGTCGATACTCGCGGCCATGCCGACGGTGGTTGACACCATCGCCAAATCTACCGGTAAGACAGCAGAGGAAATTCGCAGCCTTGGCGCTCAAGGCAAACTCAGCCTCGATGTTCTGACTGAGGGCCTGCAAAAGTCCGCTGAGGCAAATGGGATTTTGGCAGACAGCATGAGTGTCGCAGTGCGCGACGCGGTCCAAAACCTTTCCAATGCGTTCACCTTGTACATCGGACGCCTGAACGAATCGAATGATTTTACGGGCGTGTTGGCCAAGGGCCTTGGGGTCTTGGGTGAGAACTTCGAGACGCTGGCCGACGTCGCCATCTTTGCTGCAATTACCGCACTGTCTCGATATGGCGTAACCGCCGCAGCCTCGGCAGTGACCGCTGCCAAGTCGGCCTATCAAGATGTCGTTGCGCGCAAGGCCCAGGCGACAGCCGTCCTACTCGCCGCTCAGGCCGAACAGCAGAAAGCTCAAACCTCAGTCTTTCTTGCTCAGAAGGAAGCGGTGGCAGCGCGCGGTACCGCCGTTCAAACACAGCTTTCGTTACAACTCGCCGAAGCCAGGATGGTAGAAGCGCGAGCTACCAATGCCGTTGCTGTCGCACAGGCCGGAGTAGGGCGTGCGGGAGCAGGCCTGCTTGGTATTTTGGGTGGGCCAATTGGCGTTGCAGCGCTCGCCGTCGGTGCGGCCACGGCCTTTCTGACACTGCGCAATAACACCAGCGTGCTCGAGCAGCAGCTGGGAAATTTGAACGATCCGCTCGACAAGCTGACTGAGCGCTTCAATAACCTGAATCGTGCAACTCAATCCGTCACCTTGCGCGAATTGCGCGCTTCCATCGCAGACACCGAAAAGGATCTTTCCACTGCTGCCGGCTCGATTGCATTCGAGTTCCAGGCCGGTTTAACCAACGCTGGTCTGGCGGGTGCTTCCGGCTTTTTGGGGGCTATCGCTCCACTGCCTGCTGAATTTCAGTCGGCAATGGATATCGTCAACAAGGCTGTTGCCGATTCAGCAACAGGGCAGGCGGTGGATTGGAAGGCGGTTGCCGACCAGGTCAGGCAGATTCCGGGTGTGACTGAGGAAATGGCCCAGTCCATTGAAACCGGGCAGATCAAAGTTTCCGACCTCACGGTGACGCTTGATAAGCAGCGGCAGACTCTGGCGGAGCTGACCGGTGAGACCGATGCCAATACTGCGGCACGAGGTAAGAACAACGCTGCCATTGCGGCTGCCGCCCAGGAAGGGCAGAAGTACCTGGATCAACTGCAAAAGCAGTTGGGTGCTGCCCAGGACAAAACAGCCCTGGAAGCTGCGAACAGGTTCATTGCCGAGAACACCGACCTCACCGAAGGAATGATTGTTGCGATCCGCTCAGCAGCCGCCGCCAAGGACGCGCAAAAGGCCGCAGACGAGGCTGCGACCAAGGCTGCAAAAAAGAACACCAGCGAGTCGCAGTCAGCTGCCAAACAGCAACTAAAGGCGTTTGAATCAACCGAAGAAAGCTATAAGCGCCAGATCGAGCTGATCAACACCACCGGCGACAAGCAGAAGGATGCCACCGAAGTCGCGAAGCTTTCCTTCGAGTTGCAAGAAGGCAAACTCGGCAAACTGACCGAAGCGCAGAAAAAGCGCCTGATCGGCATGGCGGCTGAGCTGGACGCTCTGAACAAAATCAAGAAGGCCAACGAAGACGATCTGAAGCTGACGGCTTTCAAGGCAGCCCAGGCCACCGGCACGCAAGCTACACAGGACGGTTTCGACCAGGAACTGGCCGGCATCGGCATGGGTGATAAGGTCCGCGATCGCATGCGCGCGGACCTGGCCCTTCGGCAGAAATACGCCGCTGACGTGGCCAACCTGAACGAGCAGCGCAATACCGGTCAGATTTCGCCTGAGTTGTATGCCAGTGAAACAAAGGTCCTGCAGGACGAACTCGGCAAGCGCTTACTCGCTCAGCAAAACTATTACGGCCAAGTTGATGCCGCGCAGTCCAATTGGGCGAACGGTGCTTCGGACGCGCTGCAAAACTACATCGACCAGGCCGCCGATGTTGCTGGTCAGACTCAAGCGCTATTCACCAGCGCTTTCAGCGGGCTGGAAGACGGCATCGTCAACTTTGTTAAGACCGGCAAGTTGTCATTCAAGGACCTGGCGAACTCCATCATCGAGGACTTGATTCGGATTCAGGTTCGGCAGGCCGCCGCTGGTTTTCTGAGTAGTGCCTTTGGCGCCTTTACGGGGGGTGGCAGTAGCTCTGGAACAATGACCGGGTTCAGCGAAGGTGCGATGGTGCCGAATGCTAAGGGCGGTGTTTACAGTTCTGCCAGCCTGTCGTCCTACTCCGGTGGGGTTTACAACACGCCGCAGACATTCGCCTTCGCAAAGGGCGCCGGTATCTTTGCCGAAGCCGGACCAGAGGCAATCATGCCGCTGACCCGGGCTGCCGATGGTTCGCTTGGGGTGCGGGCTATCGGTGGATCTGGGGCGCCTGCCGCTGAGCCGGCACAGACCTGGTCGATTGGTGGCGTCACGCAGCACATTTCGGTGCAGGGTAACGCGGACGAAGCCACTCTTGCCCGTATCCAGGAGGCCGCACGTCGGGGTGCTGAAGGCGGCTATCAAATGATGCTCAGGGACCTTAAGCAAAACGGCCCGGCCCGTCAGTTAATCAATCGCCGGTAACCGGCTGTAGGAGTAGTTCATGGCTATCGCTTGGCCGGCTTCGGTGTGGCCGTCGCAAATGACGTGGGGCATGGTCTACAACAACCGGGCTTTCACGTCGACGCTATCAAATGCCCAGCAGATCTTGGGTTACCCGGGTGCCTATTGGTCGTGCACGCTCAGCTTCGACGACATGTTTGATGATGATGAGCGCGAGATAACGGCACTGCTGGGCAAGCTCCAGGGAATGTACGGGACGGTAAACGTCCCGGCGTTCACTCGCACCAGGTCCGACGACATTGGCTTGCCGGTGGTCGTCACTGCGAATGCCCAGGCTACCAATATGACGCTGGGCGGGGTGACACCGAGTCAAAAGGTCTTTTCGTTTGGCGACTACATTTCCATCGCGGGTGAGATGTTCGAGGTGGTGAGCGATGCCGTATCAAGCGCTCAGGGCCGGGTTCAGGTCTTTCTCAACAAACGGATCCGCCGTGCCATCGCGGCGGGTGCAGCTGTGGAGTATCAGAACCCTTATTCCGAGATGCGCCGTGCCGATGACACCAACCAGCTGACGATTCAGCCCGTCGTGGCGAATGGCAGTTTTCAGTTCAGGGAGGCTTTCTGATGCCATCTTCATTCCCGTTCAGCCAAAACGTGGTGAACATAATCGCAACCGGCAGGTTCATGCCCGTGTACGCCGTGCAGCTCGATTTCGTCGACGGCATGGTATTCGCGCACACCGGCACGGGCCAGCTGGTGATCAATGGCATTACTTACGACGGCGTGGGTAATTTCGGACAGGTGAGCCAGTCACAGGAGAGCGATAACTCCAGCTCACCGATGTCGGTCGAACTGACTCTCAGTGGTCTGGATGCCTACATTCTTTCCGCGACGAACGTGCGGGGTTGTCGCGGTCGCTTGGCCAAAGTCATGTTTGTGGTATTCGGCGAAGAGGGTAATTACGCGGCGGACATTTTGTTTTCAGGGCGAATGGATGCCGCCAAGTTCTCTTTCGCGGGTAATGGCGAGGAGGGCAACAGCATCACGGTACCTGTCATTGATCGCATGGCCGAGTGGAGTCGTACCGGTACCGAAAGATTTACCGACGAAAACCACCGTGCACGCCACGACGGTGACCGCTTCTTTTACGCGATTGCTCAAATGTCCGAATGGCCCATCTATTGGGGTTCGAAGAAGGACGCTCCGACATTCAATTATGGAAGTTAGTCATGCGCTATCGAGACTGGACAACCTGTCTGAACGACGTGATCAAGGCCGCCCAAGAGCGGCCTTTTTCATGGGGCGAATTTGACTGCTGCCTGTTTGCTGCCGACTGCACAGTGGCGGTGTGTGGCGTCGATCCGGCTGAACACTATCGCGGTAAGTACAAAACCGAAACCGGTGCGAAGCGACAACTGAAGAAACAGCACGGCAGCCTTGAAGCGGCATGGGATGCCTGCTTTGCACGGGTGTCCCTGGCCTTCATTCAGCGCGGTGACGTGGTGCTGTACGACGCGCCAGGCGGCCGAAGCATGGCTGTTTTCTGGGCCGGTGATTATTGGGCGACAACCGACGACGGCGTTGCTCGTGTCGTATGCGAGCCATTGGCCGCGTGGAGGGTTGAATGAGTGGCGGCGTTAAAAAACTCGCTCAGGTAGTCGTCGGTGCGGTCGTTGGTTTTGCTCAGGGTGGGCCATGGGGAGCGGTCGCCGGTGCGGCGCTGGCTTTTTATGCGGCCGAGCAGCAGGAAAAGCTCAACACCAAGTCACCACTTCGCGATAACGAACCCTCAGCGCAAACCGTGCGTTCCTCGAAGGCGCCGGTGCGATTCATCCTCGGCCGAGTGTCAACCGGTGGCGTGCTTGTTTGGACGCAGGAGCAGGCTGGGAGTCAGGGTGATGGTGAATGGCTGCACCTGGTCTACGTGCTGTGCGAAGGACCGATCGCCGCACTGGAAAACATCTATTTGGGTGAAGAGGACATCGGTTCTTACGGCGCGCAGGCCAGCTATGAACTGATCGTCAACCCGACTCAGGTGAATGCATTCCTGAAAGCAAACTGCCCGGACTGGAAGGACAGCCAGATCGGCCGGGGGTTGTCCTTTGTCCGGGTATCGCTGCAGTACAGCGCAGAGAAATTCCCGTCGGGCATCCCTGACACCCGTTTCGTGGTGCGCGGCCGGAACGACGTCTATGATCCGCGCACTGGCAGTGCCGTTTACAGCGCCAATACCGCGCTGCACCTGCTTTGGTTCCTGCGTGCACGCTGCGGTGTGCCTGATGACGAGATCGTATTTGAGACCTTTGCCAGCGCGGCCAACGTCTGCGATGAGGCGCTGACCAATGCCGATGGTTCGGTCAGCCAGCGTTACCGGACGGGGTGTGTGATTGGTGCTGACGAACAGCGCACCGGCGTCCTGCAGAAACTGGAAGCTGCCTGCGGTGGTCGTCTGATCCGGGTTGGCGGTCGCTGGATGCTCCAGGCAGGCGCCTACTACGGCCCGTATGACTTCGAGATCACGGAAGACATGGTGATCGGCACCGTCACTGGCAGCACCGAGCCGACCAATGATTCAGCGATCAATACCGTTCGCGGCACCTTCATTGATCCATCGCAATCCTGGACAGAGACCGACTATCCCGAGGTCAGTGTTTCTGAGTGGATCGTTGCGGATGGCGGGGAGGCGGCGGAAACGCTCACGTATTCCTACGTCACGGATCCATACCAGGCCCAGCGCCTGGCGAACATGGAGCTGCGTCGTCGGCGGGCTGGTGGTGCGATCAGCATTCCGATGCACTTCGGTGGCTACAACTGTCGGCCAGGCCGAGTGGTGCGCGTCAACCTGCCGTCCCTGAGCATCCTCGGCGAGTTCATCGTTTCCGATTGGTCGATGGGCGATCGCGAAGGCTGCGTTGTCCAGGTCAAACAGTACGAGGCAGCGATCTTTGATGACGCCGTTGGCCAACCGTACAACCCCATTGGCTTTATCAACTTGCCGGCTGGCGGGCTGGGTACACCAACTGCGCTGACCTGGACGCAAGACACGACTGCCGAAGGTGCTCAGGGTGTGCTGTCATGGCTTCCCCCAGCAGGCATCGTCAAGGAATACATCCTCATCGTTCGGCAGGGTGCTACTGCCATTCAGTCGCACAACGTTCCTGCCACGTCGACGGAGTGCGCGATCAGCGGTTTGCCATCGGGCAACTACACGATGAGCGTGGCAGCGGTTGGGCCTATGGCGCGCTCGGGCGAAGCGACGATTACGGTCAGCATTAATGGCCCGCCAATCCCTGAGTCCTGCGTAGTTCAGTCCTCGATCGACAACATCGTGCTGATCCCGGGCAATGCTCAGAATGGCTTGAACGGCGGCACCTACGAGTACTTCTTCAGTACGCAGCCCAATGCAACCGCAGAGGATGCTGTGTACCTGGGGCAGGGGTTGTCCTTCACCCACACCGGCCTTGGCTTCTGGACGAACTATTACTATTTTGTCCGATCTTCGAATGCCTATGGCAAGAGCGATTTTCTCTGGGTGCCGGCTCAGACGTCGAATGACGTAAGTGCCTACCTGGCAGCATTAGCGGGGAAAATCACCAAGACCGAGCTGGGCGATGACCTGGCAGAGGAAATCGGCAAGATCCCTGACCTACAGGATCAAATCGATTCGCTCGACGGTCTAGAAGGATATGACCCCGAGCAGGTCTACTTGAAGGGACAAATGGTCGTCGACAACGGCCAGATTTACCAAGCTTTGCAGCCGGTACCGGTCGACACGCCGCCACCTGATCCTTTGTACTGGGCAGATGTGGGCGACCTTCTCGAAACGGCCAACGGCCTGGCTGAGCAGGTGGCCACCCATACCACTGAAATCACCGAGCTTGACGGTGCGGTCACGGCCCAGGCTACGGCGTTCCAGGCGTTGCGCGCATCCTTTCGTGATGATGATGGGGAGGGCGACCTCGCCGATGCGCTGAAGGGTTGGAGTAGCACGGCAGCTATCGCGAATGAAGAGAAGGTGCGGGCCTCGGAAAACCTCGCCACCGCGCAGAAAGTCACCACGCTGACGGCTGCGGTTGGCGAGAACGAGGCGAGCGTTACTGATCTCCGTCAGGTTGTGGCCACCGACAAGGAAGCCACCGCCACAGCGATCACCCAGCTGACGGCCTCTGTGGGCGAAAACACCTCAGCCATTCAGGAAACCGCCGAAGCTTTTGCTGATGTCGAGGGCAACCTGCGCACGATGTGGTCGGTGAAGATGTCGGTCACTTCCAATGGGCAATATGTCGCGGCAGGTATTGGGCTTGGGATCGAGAACGTGGGCGGGGTGTTCCAAAGCCAGTTTCTGGTGAGCGCGGATCGGTTTGCTCTCGTCAACACAATCGCCGGCGGTGCGATCTCGGTGCCGTTTGCGGTACAGAGCGGTCAGGTTTTCATGAATGCGGCTTTCATCATGGATGGCAGCATCACCAACGCAAAAATCGGCAATTACATCAGTTCGTCCAACTACATACCCGGCCAGCAAGGTTGGATTCTCAACAAAGACGGAACGCTCGAAATCAATGGCATCGTTCCCGGTCAGGGCCGGTTGGTGATCAATTCGCTGAACGTCTCGGTCTACGACGTCAATGGTGTGTTGCGCGTTCGTCTCGGCTACCTGGGGTAATTCATGGCTTCATTTGGTTTGCGCGTCTTCAACGAGAGCGGTCAGCTCGCCATGGACACCAACAGCTTCACTTACCAGGTGCTCTGGCAGGGTG